TTTTGGTGCATCTTCTGACGGTGGCTCAAGAGGTTTAACATTTACCAGTTCAGACAATGGCGAATACCTTGGTGCAATTCATACTATTGACGCAACATCAGGTTCAGGGGAATTAGCCTTTGCTACTGGCGGCACAGAACGCATGCGCATTACATCAGCTGGCAACGTAGGTATAGGTACTACAACACCAGCTGAAAAATTAGATGTAAATGGAAATATAAAATCTACTGGTACATTAACATTAGGAACTCCATTAAGTGTCGCAAATGGGGGTACTGGTAGTACAACGCAGAATTTTGTTGATTTGAGTACAACTCAAACCGTTGGAGGTGCAAAGACGTTTACAAATAATTTTACTACAAATGGAGGTAATGTAAAATTAGGTACAAATAATTGGCCAACTAATGATTATGGTGAAAGTAGCGGAAGAATACTTGTTAATGCAACTAACATACCGTTACTTGTATGGAAACAAGATACTGTTGCTAATAATCCTGCATTTGTTCATTTAGGGCAAACAAAAGAAGGAATTAATGGTACTGAACAAATAAGAGGTGGGGCTATTGCTGGTGGATATGAAGGTGTGTCAAACAATGGTTATTTAAGTTTATTTACAACACCAAGTTCAAATGAATTAACCGAAAGAGTGCGGATTAATGCAGCAGGCAACGTAGGTATAGGCACAACAACACCTGATGGCAAATTAGACGTTAACGGAACTTCTTATTTTAGAGGTGATTTAATTTTATATGGTACTAAAAAACTTTATTTAGATAATGGGAGTGATACATATTTAACTGAAGTATCGGCAAATACAATGCAATTTGTTACTGCTGGAAGTGAGCGAATGAGAATAACATCAGCAGGCAACGTAGGTATAGGTACTACAAGTCCAGACTCTAAACTTGAAGTAAACGGATCTGCAACAAATACTTCTGCTAATGGTGAAAGTGATGCAACAATAGACTTTAGTTTAAGTAATATAGCATATACAAGTTCAACAAGTAGTACTATTACTTTACAAAATATAAAAGATGGAGGTGCTTATACATTAATAACAACATCAACGAATACAAATACTGTCGTAACATTTACTGCATCAGGTTTTACTATTGTATATATGGGAACAGTAGCAAGAACAAGTGGCAAACAACATTTGTATTCGTTTTTAGTAGCAGGTACTAATGTTTATGTAACAATGGCAACACAAAACTAATGAAGAATTATTTAATATCTATATTTTTATTATATTCAATAACGTTATCTAGTCAGTTAATGGGCGGCTTTATGTCTCCTACACATACTGTAACAGATATAGAAGGTAATGAATATAAAACTGTGAAGATAGGAACGCAAATTTGGATGGCTGAAAATCTAAGAACAGCGACTTATAATGATGGTACAGCTATACCTAATGTAACTGATGCTACCGCTTGGTCAGGACTAACTTCTGGAGCGTGGTGCTATTACGATAATACTAGTTCTTATAATATACCTTATGGTAAGTTATATAATGAGTATACAGTTTTTACAAATAAATTATGTCCTATTGGATGGCATGTTCCAACTGAAAGTGAAATAGACACATTAATAAATTTAATGGAAGGTGTTGAAACTGCTGGAGGGCATGCAAAATCTACTGGATATGATTACTGGCTTAGTCCAAATACAGGAGCTACTAATAAATATGGATTTAATGTAGTAGGGGCTGGTTATAGAAGTGATAATTCTTCTCTAGCTTTTCTACAGATTAATATAATTACATTTTTATGGATGTCTTCTACATCATCAGCAGTTTATAGTTTTTCTTATGGTAATACAAGATTTTATACAGGTTATTCTAGCGAAAATAATGGATTTTCAATTAGATGTATTAAAGATTAATAACTAAATATATGATAATTATGAGAATGTTAATTATTGCGATGTTGATTACGACACTATCACACGCACAGCAAGTAACAAAAGACACTATTTATCTCGAATGGAGAGGTGATAAGTTTTTTGAGGTAACAGAAACTACATTAGACAATGGACAGCGGTCGTTAAACGAAAAACCTGTTGGCGATAGTTTACAAGCATTAGAGTTGTATATGACTACTGTAGATAAAAGTTTTGCAGAGTTATCACACGCAGCTAGAGTATTGATAAGTAAAAACGCTATTATTCAGAACATTAATAGAATTAATAATATGATGAATAATAACTTAAATAGCGATATTGTTAGTTTAAGTAATGCTGTATTAAAGGATGTAATTAAAGGAGACTATAAGATTAAACTACCTGATACGGAGTTAGTAGATGTGACTATTGAAAATTTACTACTTAAGTACGAAGATAAAGAAATTAACATTATGCCTGTAGGCAGTAACTTTATACAGTTTACTTATGAAGATAAAGTCTATGAGCTTTATAGACTTGGAGAAGGTCAATATGCAAGTATTGATACTTCTGTAATTTTAATTAAAAATGATAAATCATGATGCGTAGAAAAACTGCTGTAACTAAGAAAGCAACTAAGAAAGCCATGCCTAAGATGGCTAAAGGTGGTAAAATGCCTATGGTAATGAAGAATGGTAAAAAAGTACCTAAATTTACTGTTGATGAAAAAGGTAAGATGGGATATGGAGGTAAGCTAAAGAAGATGAAGAACGGTGGTAAAATGAAGAAGTAATAAAAAAGGGCAGCTTTTATACTGCCCTTTAATCACATGAGAAACCTTTACTTTACTTCTGTCACTACAAATATAATCATAATTAAATTAAAAGTCAATGGCTAAAAAAGGATTATATGCAAACATACATGCTAAAAGAAAAAGGATAAAAGCAGGATCAGGTGAGAAAATGAGAAAGCCAGGTAGTGAAGGCGCACCTACGTCTAAGAATTTTAAAGATGCTGCTAAAACAGCAAAAAGAAAAAGAAGTAATGGGACAAATACGAAAAACAACAAAAGGAAAAAACGCTAACTACAGACCTACAAAGAAAGGTGCAGGTATGACAGAAAAAGGAGTAAGAGCATATCGTAACAAAAACCCAGGTTCTAAACTGCAAACAGCTGTAACTGGTGAAGTAAAGAAAGGTAGTAAAGCACATAAAAGACGTAAAAGTTATTGTGCTAGATCAGCAGGTCAAATGAAAAAGCATAATGTTAATTGTAGTAAAACTCCAAATAAAAGAATATGTGCTGCAAGGAGAAGGTGGAAATGCTAAATAAAAAAATATGATAGTTGATAAAGTAAAAGAAATGGCTATTACTGTTACTCACGATACAGCAAAAAACTTAAAGCCACTATTAATTATTAGTGATGTACATTGGGATAGTCCAGACTGCGATAGGAAACTATTAAAGAAGCATCTAGACTTAGCTAAAGAAAAAGAAGCAGGTATACTTATTATAGGTGACTTCTTTGACTTAATGGAGGGTCGTAATGATATGCGTAGGTCTAACCATGCTAGACTAGAACACTATGCAGGCAACTATCTACAAAAAGTAGTAATGGATGCTGCAGAGTGGTTATTATCTTATAAAGATAATTTAGTTATGATTAGCCATGGTAATCATGAAACTAGTGTAGCTAAACATGTTCAAGTACAACCTATTAACTGGCTTGTGTACGAATTAAGACGACAAGGTAGTCAAGTACAAGAAGGTAACTATCAAGGATATTTGATATATAGAGCTCAGTATACTTATAAAGATACTAATGCTTCTTACAACTATAAGATATTCTATCACCATGGATTATGGGGTGGTGTAATAAGCAAAGGCACTCAAAGTGTAATGCGGTTTGGTGCTGTTGTACCTGATGCAGATATGATTGTTACAGGACACACGCATGATCAATGGATGATGCTTCATACTAGATATAAATTAAATCGAGTATTTGATGTATCTTTACATGACCAGATACATCTAAAACTTGGCACATATAAGAATGAGTTTAGAACAGGTAGTGGGTTTGCAGTAGAGAAGATAGGATTACCTAAACCATTAGGAGGATGGTTTGTAGAGATGTCATGTGCAACAGACGAGTTAAGACGTGTCACAATAGTTGCTACACCAACAATGTTAAAATGAAAAAACATACTAAACTTTACTTTGAAGCTTTTGGCTACGGATATGCAGATTTTATCCCTTGTGAGATATGTAGAACTAAAGCAGTTGACATACATCATATAGATGCAAGAGGTATGGGAGGAACAGATAAAGACAAGATAGAGAACTTAATGGCATTATGTAGAAAGTGCCACGACTTCTATGGCGATAAAAAACAATATAAAGATATGCTACGTAGAGAGCATCAAAAGAATTTAGAATGGCTAAGTTAAAGTATTTAGTAATACATTGTTCAGCTACAGTAGAAGGTAAGTATCTTGATAAGCGAGATATTATTAATTGGCATACTAATCCTAAAAAGTTAGGAGGTAGAGGATGGAAAGTACCAGGCTATAACGACTTGGTGTTATTAGATGGTACATTAGAAAGTATAGTACCATTTGATACAGATGATTATGTAGATAATTGGGAGATAACAAACGGTGTAAAAGGACTGAATAATGAATCAAGACACGTTTGTTATATAGGTGGATTAGATAGTAAAGGTAAACCTAAAGATACAAGAACTAAAGAACAAATAGCAACACTTGAAACGTATGTTAAATATTTGGTGTTAAGGTATCCAGATATACAAGTGGCAGGACATAACGCATTTGCTAATAAAGCTTGTCCTTGTTTTAGTGTATCTAAGTGGCTAGAGAATTTAATACCTGATAAAAATATATATGGATTACATTGAGTTTAGAACGTGGTGGTATAATAAGTTTAAGCACATTGAGTATGATGACGCTAAACATTACTATTATAACAAAGACACAGGTAAAAGGTTGACTAGTGTAACACAGTTAATTAGTAAGTTTAAACCACCATTTGATTCTGAATATTGGAGTAAGAAAAAAGCAGCAGAGAAAGG